GAATTAGAAAATAACTAATGAAATTAAATTTAATAGGATATTTATTACTATGGGAAAATTAATTAAAGAATGGGTTAAGGGAATCTTAACTGAAGATATAGAAAAAAAGGTAGTAGTTTACGCTGGTAGATTTCAACCTTTTCATAAAGGGCATTATTTAACTTACTCACATTTGGTAAAACAATTTGGTAAAGATAATGTTTACATTGGCACATCCAATAAAACCGATAATATTAAATCACCATTTAAGTTTAACGAAAAGAAAATGATTATGACAAAGATGTTCGGAGTTCCAGCATCTAAGATTGTTCAAATCAAAAACCCATACGCTCCCAAAGAAATTATAGGTAAATTCAATAAAGATAAAACAGCATTTATTACTGTTGTTGGTGAAAAAGATAGATACAGATTAAAGGGTAAATACTTTGAACCATATCATCCTGATAGAATTGAAAAAGGATATGAAGAAAAAGGATATGTTTATGTAGCACCAGCGCAAGGTGGTGGTATTAGTGGAACTGAAGTTCGGAAAACACTATCATCAGGTGATGATGAGATTCGTAAAAAAGGATTCAAAAAAGCATACGATGGTAAATTCAATCCAAAAATATATAAATTTATAACAGGTAGATTGGGTAAGTTAGAAATAACAATGGAAAACTTTTTATCTACATTTGATTTTAATAAATTAATAAAAGAAGTAAGTAAAATATCAGGCAAAGGAACTGTTGATGATGGGCCTGGTGCATTTTATGGTAATTCTAAATCATATAAAGCGGTTGGTGAAGAAACTGCTAAAAGATTGGGATGGCAAGTAGTTGATTATATATTAGGTAATGGTGAAGAAACCATATATGATTTATTTGATGGTGGGATACCAGATAAATACCCAGTATCATACTTCCCATCAGGTGTTGCAGGTTTAGATGCACAATCACAAAGATATATTGATATGATAGGTTCACCAGCTTATAAAACTTGGAAAGCTCATATCACAAAAGTGGCAACAACAGTAGGGTATAAGTTAGTTGATTTCTTAGATGCTGAAAAATCTATTGATAGTTCTAAAAATGAACCTAAGAAAGAACAATCACCAGAAAATATAATAAAAGAAGGATTGATTACTGAAGGTGGGGCATATGGACATATGGCTCATCCATTCGATACACAAATGAATCTAACTTTTGGTGATTTAAAAACAATCATCTCAAACGCATTAAATGGTAAGTTGGAATTCGCTAGAGAAAAAACAGATGGACAAGCACTTGCTATTAGTTATAGAGATGATAAAGGTTTAATCGCTGCTCGTAATGGTGGACACCTAAAGAATAGTGGTGAAAATGCATTGGATATTAGTGGAGTGGCTTCTAAGTTTCAAGGTAGAGGTGGATTAACCGATGCATACAATTTCGCTATGCAAGATTTATCTAAAGCAATCAAATCATTATCAAAAGCACAAAGAGATAAAGTATTCAATCAAGGTTCATCCTTTATGAATATAGAAGTTATATTCCCAACATCAGTAAATGTAATTCCTTATGGACAACCTTTATTAGTATTCCACGGAACAATGCAATATAATATGGATGGGAAAGCAATTGGAGCTGATACATCAGCTGCAAGAATCTTAGCTGGTATGATAAAACAAATCAATCAAGATGTTCAAAAAAATTATACAATCCAAGGACCACCTGTAGTTAAGTTACCACAATCTACGGAACTTTCAAAACAACAAGGTAAATACTATTCAGCGTTAAATAAAATCCAAAAAGAATTTAAACTAAAAGATTCTAATGGTGTAGCTGATTATCATCAAGCATGGTGGGAACAATATGTTGATAAGAATTCCCCATTATCATTAGATAACAAAACCAAAATGGGATTAGTTAAAAGATGGGCATTCTTTGATAACTCATTCAGATTAAACAAAAAGAATATTTCAGATTCTAAAGTATTAGCTTGGGCAACCAAAACAGATAAGCAGGATAAAGCAAAGATATCTAAACAAAATCTTAGAAAGTTTGAAGATATATTCTTAGGAGTTGGTGCAGATGTACTTTCATTTATGAGTTCAGCACTTACAGTAAATCCTGATAAAGCACTTAGAACTATGAAATCTGAATTAGATAAAACTGTAAAAGCAGTTCAGAAAAGTGGTGATGTTAAAAAGATTGAAAAACTAAGAATGGAATTAGAAAGATTAGCCGCAGTAGGTGGTAAAGATAAGATTGTACCAAATGAAGGAATTGTGTTTACATATAAAGGTGGAACATATAAATTAACTGGTACTTTTGCATCATTAAACCAAATATTAGGATTAATGTATTTTTAAATTAATTTCTATATTTATATAAAAACAAAGTTATGTCAAATAAGTTAAAGAATGTAAAAGCAGTAAAAGAGATGTTGAGTGGGGAACATAAAACCCAAACAAAAAAAACAATCTCATTTGCTGATAAAATTGTTGAACGAAAAAACGTTGGTGAAACTTGGACTGATGATAAAGGTCAAAAGTGGGAACAACGAAAAGGTTACAAAGTTAAAGTTGGTAAACTATCAGAACTCAGAACAGAGTTAAGAGAGTTTCCAAATTGCAATAGAGAAAATAGTTCTTGTAATTGTACTGAGCCAGGTACAGCTGATTTAAAAATGAAAGCTATACATGGTATGTGTTTAAATTGTGTTGTAGAAATGGAACACAAATTAAAGTTAGAAGGCAACTATGAGGAATATGAAAAAAAGAAATTATTAGCTAACGCTGAAGCATGGTTAAAACAAGCTGAGTTAGAAAAAGAAGTTTTAAAAACTACTCTGAAAGCATCATTCGTAAACGAAGATGGTTCTATTGAAAAATGGAAAGGAATGAGTGAAGAAGAGATAGTAGAAAAAATTGATAAGGAATTTGAAACCTTTAGAAAAAACTTTATAGGAAAACTTAAAAATGAACAAAGTACAGATTAAAGAATTTTTAGAATCAAAATTTGAATCGTATTCATCAAATGGTACATCTTCAACATTATGTGTTGAGTTTGTTATATCTGATTTATACGAACACCTTTGTTCAGAGAATCTAATGACTGAAGATTTAAGAAAGTGGTTAGGTAAAGGTAAGACAGGCTCAACCTCAGGTGGTGGATGGGATAGATACGGAAGTGATGGTCAGAAGCTAGGTAAGTGTGGTGATGGTAAAAAGGGCGATGCATATGCTGCTTGTTTATCACAAGAAAAAGCCAATAAGTTAGGACCTAAAGGTAGAGCTGCGTTTGTAAGAAGAAAACGAGCAGACCAAAAGAAAAGTGGTGATACAAAAAAAGGTGGAAACAGAACTAAAGGTAAAAAACCTACGAATAGTAAGACAGGGGCATAACAATGAATACTAGATTAAACAAAAAAGTTAAAAAAGACTTAGATGCATATTTCAAAGGATTTAGGGGTTCAGACCCAGAAGTACACCACGGATTAAAACACATCCTAATAGGCGCACTAACAGATGCTAACTTCCATAGTGAAGCTAAGCAAGTTCAAAATATGTTTCCTAAAGCAAAGCAATCTAAGTATTATGGTAAATCAGATATGGAAGATTCAATCGAAATGAATCACGGAGTTCCAATCGCTAAATCAGCTAAATGGGATGGGTATGAGATTATAGACGCTATTGCATTTTTCGCATCAATGTTTATTGGTGGGCCTGTAGGTGCTAAAATTACTTCACTTAAAGAAGGTATGAATGAAAACATTAGAATGTTTGTAAATAAATTTATAAACGAAGTAACTCACTCATACGAATATGAAGATATGTCAAACGAAGATGAGAATGATAAAGAAGATTTCAGAATCGGTAATTATCATACAAAATATTTCCACGTTTGTCCATCAGCATCAACCTTATATATGGATATAGAATCCAAAGGTGTTGATATGGATATGGCAGAAAGAAGTGCAAGATTATTAGATGCACTTTTCTTTGTAGAAGAACACATTCAGAGAGATGGTTATAAAGCTGAAAAAGATTATAGTATGGTAGCAAAAAATCTTCATAAGAATATTATGAAGATGGCACAAATGATGGGATTAGAAAAAGAACATTCTTTTGTACAAGGACACGTTGATATAATTATAAAAACTGCAGAAGGTAAAAAGTTAGAAGAAAGAGTAATCGAACTTACAGAAAAAAATGTACCAACAGACCCAGCTAAGTGGGCAGCATCTAAAGCAGCCGCTAAAAAAAAGTTTGATGTATATCCATCAGCATACGCTAATGCTTGGGCAGCTAAGAACTACAAAGGTAAAGGTGGTGGTTGGAGAACTAAAAAAGAATCTATCGAAGTAGAATCTATCGAAGAAGCTAAGTTATCTACTATTCATAAAGCAGCTAAAAAGGGAAACTATCCAGCAACTATAGTGGTTATTGAAAAAAATAAAGTGATTTATCAAGAGTTGGTAAAAACCCCACAAGTAGTTCCAGCGGTATTTAATATTCTTCAAAAGAAATATCCAAATGCAAAAATCAGTATTGAATCAAAAACTGGTGAAGTATTATTTACTGAAGGAATATCTGTATCTGATGAAAGACACTTTGGTAAAAAGGGTATTATCATTATGATTGATGATAACGGAAAAAAAGTATCGGCAATCTTCAAAAACAAAAAGAACGCAGATAAGTACAATAGAAATAAATCATCAGATGTACAAGCTCTTTTGAATTTAGCAAAAAATACTCCATACCCAAAAGCAATCGATGAATCTATAGAAGAGTATTATGTAGAAAACTTTCAAGATGTAAATGAATTAGTGGAGTTTCTAAAAGAAAACAAACCAACTCTTAGTGAAGCTGAGTATCAAGGAAGAAAAGTACAACTTAACAAAATAATGCAGGGTGATGTAAAGAAGTTTAAAGTTTATGTTAACAATCCAAGCGGTAATGTAGTAAAAGTAAACTTTGGTCATAAAGGTAAAGGTGGTGAAAAAACCATGTCCATAAAAAAGAATAATCCTGAAAGAAGAAAATCATTTAGAGCAAGACACAATTGTGATAATCCAGGCCCTAAACATAAAGCAAGATATTGGTCTTGTAGAAAATGGTAAAATAGGTTTATTAAATATATTACCATATTTATATTATAAGAAGTTTAATTTTAAAAAGGCAAATTATGAGTACATTATTAATCATTTTAGGTGTTATCGGTGTTGCAGTAGCAACCTACTTAGTATTATTATATACAGGAAAAATCAAAGATAGAGATGGAGATTTTATTCCTGATGTAGTAGAAGATACTGTAGAAGATATCAAAGAAGATGTAGCTGAAGTTAAAGCAGAAGTAAAACGTAGAGCAAAAAGAGTTAAAGAAGAACTTAAAGACGTTAAAGCTGCTGGTAAAAACTTAGCTAAACAATCTAAAGATGTTGTTGAAGCTGTAAAAGGTGGAAACAGAAAAGGTAGAAAACCTTCCAAAAGAAAATCAGCTACTAAAAAATAAGGTGGCCGATGAAAAAGTATTTCGGAGATATTAGAAATCTAATAATCTTAGTTTTAATAATTGTAATATTATTACTTAGACAATGTAGTGGAGATGGGGGAGAAATTACCCCATCCGAGCCTACTATTGTTACAAAGGTAGAAACGAAATACGATACCATTACCATAGACAAGAAAGTTTATGTTCCTAAATGGAAAACAAAAATAGTTACACAAGTTGATTCTATTTTAGTAAATACTCCAATTGATACTTTAGAAGTTCTAAAAGATTATTACGCTAAAAATGTGTTTGTTGATAAGATTGAATTAGATTCATTAGGGTTTGTAACCATCACAGATACAATATGGAAAAACACACTCTTTAATAGACTCGTTGAATCAGAGATTATAATACCTACAACTACTGTAACTCAAACTGAATATATAAATCCAAGAGAATTCTATATAGGATTTGGATTGAATGGAACATCGAAACAATTTAATTATGTTGGTGGTTCTATATTATACAGAACAAGAAAGAAACAGGCGTTTGGATTAGGTATTGGATTAAACGACCAGTTCCAACCAATAATCTCTACTCAGTTTCTTTGGAAATTGGGAAAGAAATGAGCAAAAACATAAAAGAACTTATTAGGGAAGAGTATGTAAAATGTGCTAAAGACCCTGTCTACTTCTTTAAAAAGTATTGTTACATACAACATCCAAAAAGAGGTAAGATTCTTTTTGATTTATATCCATTCCAAGAAGATGTGATGGGTGAGTTGGATAAACATAGATACAATGTAATCCTTAAATCACGTCAGTTAGGTATATCAACATTATCCGCAGGTTATTCTTTATGGATGATGTTATTTCACGAAGATAAAAACATATTGGTAATTGCAACTAAACAAGAGGTAGCTAAAAACTTAGTTACTAAAGTTAGGTATATGCATGAGAATTTACCGAGTTGGTTAAGAGGTGATACCGAAGAAGATAACAAACTATCCTTACGATTACGAAATGGTTCAACAATCAAAGCAACATCAGCTAGTGGTGATGCAGGTCGTTCTGAAGCATTATCAATGTTGATTATAGATGAGGGTGCATTCATTAAAGGTATTGATGAGATATGGGCATCAGCTCAATCTACATTATCAACTGGTGGTAAAGCAATCGTGCTATCAACTCCAAATGGTGTTGGTAACTTCTTTCATAAAACTTGGTTAAAGGGTGAAGAAGGTGATGGTTGGAATCCAATCAAATTACATTGGACTGTACATCCTGAACGAAACGATAAGTGGAGAGCTGAACAAACTCAACTCTTAGGTGAAAAGATGGCAGCTCAAGAATGTGATTGTGATTTCATTAGTTCTGGTTATACAGTCGTAGATGGGCAACTTCTACAATGGTATGAAGAAACCCACGTTCAAGACCCAGTAGAGAAAAGAGGATATGATAATAACTATTGGTTATGGTCACAACCAAACTATACAAAAGATTATGTAGTGGTTGCCGATGTTGCGAGAGGTGATGGAGCAGATTATTCAGCATTTCACGTATTTGATGTGGAGAGTGTAGAGCAGGTTGCAGAATATAAAGGTAAGATAAGTACCAAAGATTATGGTAATATGTTAGTGAATGTGGCAACTGAATGGAATGATGCATTGTTGGTAATTGAAAACGCAAACATTGGTTGGGCAGTAATACAAGAAGCAATAGATAGAAATTATAAAAACCTTTATTATTCATATAAAGAGTTTGGATATGTAGATGATGATATTCATTTACAAAAAGCATATGATTTAAAAGATAAATCACAAATGGTACCTGGTTTCTCAATGACAAGTAGAACACGCCCATTAGTTATCTCAAAGTTAGATACTTATATGAGAGAAAGAGTTCCGATTGTTCGTTCTAAACGATTGATTGAAGAACTTTTTGTTTTTATATGGAATGGTAACAGAGCTGAAGCTCAACAAGGTTATAATGATGATTTAGTGTTATCATTTTCAACAGGACTTTGGGTAAGAGATACGGCACTTAAATTAAGACAACAGGGAATCGAACTAAACAAAAGAGCACTATCCTTAACATCTAAGCAGGGGGTTTTTAAATCAAATCAATCCAAAGCAAAAGATGCTTGGAAGATAAACACTGGTAGAGGTGATGAGGATATAAGTTGGTTACTATAAAATTTGGATATTAAAAATATTTTTTGTATATTTATATATTGTAGTAGTATATAAAAGAAAAACATTATGGCAGATACTTCATTATTCGGTAGATTAAAAAGATTATTCTCAACTCAGGTAGTTGTTAGAAGAGTCGGTAAAGATAAATTAAAAGTAGTTGATTCTTCAAGATTACAAGCAGATGGTAATAGAAGAGGTTCAGCTTACTATGATAGGTATGGAAGATTGCATGGTTCTAACTCAAGAAAGAATTGGCAGACATACAACGAAAGATTTAACTACCATTCAAATAAATTAGAATTATATACAGATTATGAAGCAATGGATAAAGATTCTATTATTTCATCAATCTTAGATATATACTCAGATGAGTGTACTCTTAAAAATGATATGGGTGATGTACTTAGAGTTAAATCATCTGATGAAAAAGTAAAGAAAACATTAAGAAACTTATTTTACGATGTATTGAACATTGAGTTCAACCTTTGGTCTTGGGTAAGAGGTATGAACAAATATGGTGATTACTATCTTTACTTAGATATTGATGATGAATTAGGTGTTGTAAATGCACAACCATTATCTGTATATGAGACTCGTAGAGAAGAAGGATATGATTTAGATAATCCGTATTCAGTAAGATTTGAGGTTGAAGAACAAAACACAAATGCAATCTCACAAAGAAATCAAACTAAGTTTTTAGAATCATTTCAAGTAGGTCATTTTAGATTACTTACAGATACTAACTTCCTTCCATATGGGCGTTCACTATTAGAAGGTGCAAGAAAGACTTGGAAACAATTAACTCTTATGGAAGATGCGATGATGATTCATAGAATTATGAGAGCACCTGAAAAGAGAATCTTCAAAATTGATATCGGAAATATTCCACCTGCAGAAGTTGATTCGTATATGAGTAACATTATAGACCAGATGAAGAAAACTCCATATATAGATGAAACTACTGGTGATTACAATCTTAAATTCAATATGCAGAATATGTTAGAAGATTACTATCTACCTGTTAGAGGTGGACAAAGTGGTACTGAGATTGATTCTCTAAGTGGAATGGAGTTCGGTGGTATTGATGATATTGAATACCTAAGAAATAGAATGATGGCAGCACTTAAAGTTCCAAAAGCATTTATTGGATACGAAGAAGGTGTTGAGGGTAAAGCAACATTAGCACAAGAAGATATTAGATTTGCTCGTTCTGTAGAAAGAATCCAAAAGATTGTATTATCAGAATTAACTAAGATTGCAATCGTACATTTATATTCACAAGGATATACAGATGAAGAATTAGTAAACTTTGAATTAGAACTTACTAATCCATCTATTATATATGAGCAAGAGAAAGCAAACCTTTGGTCTGAAAAAGTAACATTAGCAAGTGATATCAAAGATTTAAAAATGGTATCTCAAGAATGGGTTTACAAAAACATCTTTAATATGAGTGAAGATGAGTGGAAAGAAGAACAATTTAAAGTTATTAATGACTTGAAGTTAGGATTCAGACACGAACAGATTGAATCAGAAGGTAACGACCCAGTTAAGACTGGTGAATCATTTGGTACTCCACATGATTTAGCATCATTATCTCAACAGAGTGGTGGAGATGAAGAAGGTGCAAACGCAGGATTCCCAACCGTTGAAGACACAGGTGGAGCACCCGAAGGTGGGTTTGAAGGAGCTGGTAGACCTAAAGAAGGTGGAAACTACAAAACAGATGATAATCCATTTGGTAGAGACCCATTAGGAAACATAGCAAATAGACCTACTAAAAACGAAAGATACAATGCCAATACAGTTATTAATCAAGAACAGATTGATGCAGTTGTTGGACGTATGAAATCGCAAAGAAAAACCAAAAAAATGATAATAGAATCCTTAAAAGAGGACAGTAATGATGTGAATCTATCATTATTGGATGAGAAAAACATATTGGATTCTTAAAAATATAATATTTATAACCAAATACATAGTTGCTTTTATCAAAAATGAGGAAAGAAATGAAAAAATTAAAACATAGTAAGTACAAAAATACTGGAATCCTATTTGAACTATTGGTAAGACAGATTAGTACCGATACTTTGAATAATATGGATTCGAAGGCTACTTACATTATAAGAGAGCATTTTGGTAAGAGTACAGAATTAGCAAAAGAACTTAAATTATACAAAGTATTTGTAGAAGAATCGTTTTCTTCAGAATACAAAGCATCAGAGTTTGTAAATATCATACTGAGCGAAAGAAACAAATTAAACGAATCTGTTTTGAATAGACAGAAGTATAATTTAATAAAAGCTATTAAGAAAAATTTTGTATTAGAAGATTTCTTTAAGTATAGAGTATCTAACTATAAAGAGAACGCTTCTATATATAAACTATTTGAACATACAACATCAGATAATCCAAAAGAATATGTGGATTGTAAATCAACATTATTAGAATCATTAACAAATTCTTCTAAATCTGATGATAAGATTGTATCTACTATTAATGAAGAGTATTCTAAGCAACCAAAAGAGGTAAGATTGTTAGCATGGAAGATGTTAGTTGAAAATTTCAACAACAAATACACAAATCTTACTGATAAACAACAAGATATTCTTAGAGAGTATATAAACTCAGTTGATAATTCTCAAAAACTAAAGAAATTCGTAGTAAGAGAGTGTAATTTACTTAAAAAAGAAATTGATTCAATAAAAGTTACAGATAAAGTTACCAACATTAAGGTAAATGAAGTATTGAAACTTATCTCTAAGCTCAAAGCAGCAAAAGTAATTACAGAATCTCAGATTTTATCACTACTTAGATACCACGAACTAAAAAATGAATTAAGAAGGGTATTCAAATGAAAAGTTTACTAAAAGAAATCGAAGATAAGTTTGAAGAAATTGAAGAAGCCAATGTAACTGGTAACTTAGATGGTGGTGAAGGCCCGATTAAAACTCCACATGCTTTTGCAAAGAGTAAAGATGAGGATGATTTAGATGATGACCACATAGAAGTGTTGGGTATGAAAAAATCAAAGGAGAAACATATGAACACAAAAAAATTAGAATCTTTAGAAAGTAAATTAGAAAAGAAAATTAACGAAATCTCTTATAAAGAGTATAAGAAAGATGAAAATCTAAAACAACATCAGAAGATTAATCATTCGATTAAAGAAATCAATAGTATGATGTTTAAGTTAGAAAGAATCGTTAATCAAAACGCTAAATTGAAAACTGAAGCTGGTGTTCATAACGGACAATATTGGAAATCAACTCAAAAAAGATTCGGTAAGATTTCAGAACGTATGTTAAAAGTTGCAAGAAGCTTAAAAGAACTATCAGCATGATAGATAAAAAGAAAATATTAAAAGAAGAACTCACAAATAAAGATTTGGAGAATATTCGTCTACTTATAAGATATGAAGTAGCACAAATCATGTTTGATTTATATAGAAAACGTAAAGTTTGGGGAGCATAATGGGCAGATTACTTATAGATACAATTCCTTTTACTATGACTAAGAGGCAAATCAATGAATCATTGGAAGATAACAATGGTAGATTGATTGTTAATGGTGTCCTACAACGTGCTGAAGC